AACTACTACCGAATTGTTTTTTGGTTTACGACCTACAACGCCGTCTCCAAAGACAACTTCATATGCATCTCCAATTCCTGGCTGCAAGAAAAATACTTTTGAGTTAAGATCGTGGCCAAAAAGAGATGTTGCGCGAGTGTAAGTGTGAGTTGTTGTGCCGTTATCTTCAAAAACTGTAACTAATAAACTTTCAAGATCAACTCTTTTATTACTGATCTTGTATATTAGCGGACTATTATAGTTCACATTGTAAGTATCGCTAAGATAATTGCCTTCGTATACTCGAATCGCTTCGCTTTCATATACGAAGTTTGATCCCGACGGAGTTCTGTTCGTAATCACATAATTTTCAGTAGTACTAAAGTTATATGTGAAGTCATCGACGCGTGAAGAAAACGATGTACCCTTTGGAATAACAATCGAGCGCTTTGATGCATCTGCAGAAGTGATGACGAGTTGAATCACAGCTGATGAAGATCGAAAGGATCTCGGAAGATAGTTTAATTCTTTGGCATGCGAAATTACGCTATCGCGCAACTTAGCAGAATCAAGAAACATCTCGTTGCTGATCATGTTCAGGTAGAACGCGTTCTGATATGTGTTGTAAGACAACACGTCAAGAAGCACTGAAAGGTTGCTTCCGTCGAAGTCATAGTCCTTGAATCGATCTTGAGACCGTAAGAAGGTCTTGAGCGAATCTTTATAGGAATCGAAATCTAGCTGTGTAAGGACTATACTGGAATTTGCTGCCATTATCTTACTCTATAAAGGGTGAGTTGAAGTGTCTGCGGATTAGCATTATTTATGATCTCGTAATAGACTGATATGTCGTAAGAATGGGCGAATTCATTCGACACTACTAACACATCTACTACTCTCGCTCTTGGCTCATATTTACCGATAGACTCTTTGATAGCGTCTTTCATTAAGTCGGCTGTCATGACAGAAATATCTTCAAATAAGAATCTACGAAGTCCACCACCAAATTCTGGATTAAACAAACGTTCTTTTGTATTGGTCGATAAAATATTCCGCATCGATCTTCTGACAGCTTGCTCATCGGTATAGAGAGCAAGTCTCTTGTTCTGAGGATGAATATTAAAATTGTTATAGAAGTCAGTGAACACAGGATCACGCTGTGTTGTTTTCCTTGTTGTCAGTGCATCTATTCTGTCTGTCATATTACCCTACTGCTTTATCTTATTTATAATGATTATATGATGGTTTCTAATATCTCATAGTTTTCGATGTCGACATTTGCAACATCGTCAGAGAGAAGCCCAACCTGGCCAGTAAAGGCAAAGTTTTGATAATCTTCGTTGCTACCAATCGCATCTAATCCTGGACCAGCCGAACGAGTAAAATCATATCGTATCATTACAAATGTAGATTTATTCGTTTCAATGTAAGAAAGAAGTTTGTTGCTGCCATCATACACAAAATCAGTCAAAATCATATCACAATCTTCGTACGAAACAACTGTTCCGACCTCAAACGTATCGTTGACTTCGTGTCTGAAAGGATACCAATCATCAACAACAACATCATGATCTGTTGCAAATACATAAACTGCACATAATAATAGATCATCGACGCAATTCTGTTCGCATCGTACGAAAGTCGGCATATACCAATCGTCAATTTCAACCGTGGTGACTCCAGGTTCTGGCACAGTAAATCGTATTGCGATTGGTGGGCTTAGATCCCCATAAGAAACTGTTGGAACTGTCGGTTCGCTAACATCTGAAAAGAAATATCCATTTTCTGATACTGAATATTGATCTAACATGTTAGCCTAATCCACCTCACACAGTTGCAGAAGCAGGCTGAGCCCACTTTGGCAGGTTGTCTGGATTCGGTTCTAGTCCGTACTTCGTTCTACGTATCTCGATGCAATTCGGAATGAATTTTAAGATCGCATCTGGAATACCAAATATCGGTTTTAAAATGATATTTAAAACCATACAGATCGATACTTTGCCACGACAGATGTCGATGATCAACTTAATCGCTTTAATAATCTTGTCGACGATTGGAAACTGCTGTAGAATCCAACCAGGAGCTTTGAGTATGATATCATGTATCTTGGCAATGAAATCTGTCTGAAAGAACTTCTTAATCTTTTCCATGGCATCTTCGAACGCATCTTCAATTCGATGCCACAATTCTTCTTTCGAGTGAATCGTTTCTTTCTTCTTACGTTCTTCGTTATCGAAACCAATTAAATTACCTAAAGTTCCGAAGAGCGGGATCGGTAAGTTCAAGACAAAGTCTATCAGTTCTTGGAGTAACTTCTCTCCGAGATCTTCTGCCGCTTTGCCCGACAAGACGTCTTCTTTGGCCTTCTTAATACGTTTCTTAAAATCTTCATACTTCAGTTTTAATTGCGCTTTAATAGGCTTCGTAGGATCGATGAATACTCCAATCCTTTCAATGATTGGACCAATAATAGGAATCTTAGTAAGCAACTTGATCATTGCATTGATGCAGGCGGCAATGAAATCGCTCAGTAGTTCTTTCATCCACGCCAAAGCTTTCTGCCAAAATTCTTCGGCTTCATGCTCAGGGCTTTTAATTCCAAGTGTTCCGTCGTATTTGCCATCACCAAAAAACTTTCGAACCGATTCAATGTCTTCGGCAATTGCAGCTTTGATCTTGACTTTACCTTCTTTCGTAAACAAATCCTTGATTACTGGCTGATAACGAACAGGATTACCGGCTTCGTCTAATAGGGTGACAGCTGTGACGAATGGAATTGGCGTTTGCAATACATCAGGAATACCAAGAATATCAACAATCTTGAGCAGGGCTTCGACGATCTTCTTCTGAAACCATACGTCGATCTCTTTTAGGAACTCGCGGACCTTATACTTCATCTCTTGTTCTTTTGACTTGATCTTCTTAAAGACGTCAGTCATCAGAATGCCAGTAATATCATCGACTAGCTTTTCCATGTCTCGAATAGCTTCAATGAGTTCTTTACCGCACTCGTCTTGAATAAACTTTGCTTGTAACTTCAGTTGGCTAATGATCTTTGCAATGCCTACGAAATAGTCTTCCATTTGACGGAAAGATATTTGCCCGTTAGGACCACATTCCAAGTTAGGAACTTCAGGAACATAGACTATCGGTCTCATGCATTGATTCCAACAATTGCAGCTTTAATATCCACCGCGCCTGATTGTGATACAACTTGCACGCTGCCATTATTTGCATAGATTCCTACGTTGCCTTCATTTGCATAGATATCGACATCTGACTGCGCAGTAATAGTAATCTTACCTTGATTACATGTGATCTCAATATTCTTATCTCCCTTCTCATCGCCGACATTAAAAATTGTCATGTTGCCTGAGGCTAATTGAATATGATCTTTTACTGACTTTGTCACGATGGTTCCATCTGGTAAAATCTCAAGATAAGATCCAGATTTATGATAAACCTGTACACGTTCTGATCCAGGAGTATCATCGAACTCTACTAAGTGACCGCTGCGAGTAGTCATGGTATTATTATAAGGATATCTCGCCTTATACTTCGATTCTGGTTCAACGTAGAAACCATCATCAGTTTTAATTCGATTCTGAGTTTTTTCTTCTGGTTCACCTTGACCACGAGCATATGAAGATACACTGTGATTGCCTTCAGCTGCATAATTTAATACACCTATTACATATGATGCATTCTCGTCAGGGAATTTCATACACATCACGCGCGTGCCTTTAAGCAGTCCAGTCGGACTTAATCCTATACCTGCTGTCCCAGCACTTGTTGGAGGCATGATGATGCGAGCCGGTAATAAATCGTCTGATGAAACTTGGTTCGAGTGACCTAAAATTTCTCTTACTAATACTCTTCCGATTTGAGGTTCGTCAGCTCCAAGCCCGAGTTCTGATGTTGGATCTTCTGCTACTATGCCTTCAAAAAAATACGGTGCTTGCATTTTATCATCCTCTATTATTTGTGCACACGCGGAGTACCGCCAATGCCGTCTTTTACGATCTCAAGGCCTTGCATATATTCTGCTTTCTCATTAAAAGTTAAAACATGTCGGCACTTAGTTACCATGTAATTACCTGAAGTCATAGCACTATCTTCTCTTATTGGATTTTTATCACCTTGAGTACGAGCATTATATTCTGGAAGTTGACAGTGAATAACATCGCCGACGGTAATTGTGCTATCTCCATAAATAGTTATCTGCGCGATAGTCGTTAAGAAATGCGCCATGTAAATGGGAACGTGATTTTTCTTTTCGGCTCTTTCTGCATTTTCTGTGGTCGGATCACGATCTATTTTTACTAATAAACTTGCATTTTCTTCTAACTGATTTTGTCTTTTTAGAGTAGAAGATATAGACTTTTCATTTAAAGTTTCAAACTCTAATTTTTTTGGATCTACACTATACGTAGTAATTTCACCAGTAACTGTGTTTCTTTCTTGTACAACAACTTTTGCGATGCCTTGGTTGCCGTTTTGAATAGATTTAAATGCTAAGATGTTTCTCCATTTTGCACCTTCAAAATCAAGGTTTGTTAATGTAGATTGCATGAAACATTTGTCACCAATATTCTCTTTGCCTTCTCTAATCATCATCTCCATACTCTTGAAGACGAATCCATACTTATTCTCAAAGAAATAAAACGCATGACCTTTAAATTCTTGAGACATAGCATATTCGACGCGAATCTCATCGATACATTGCAACGGTGTTTTAAGAGTAAGATTAAATGCATGCAGCCCACGAGTCTTTTCTGCGAACAAGTTTTTATTCGAACCAAGAACGTTAAGATACGCTTTCACCATTTTTTCACACTCTATCTTCTTTTTCGAAAGAGGTGCGTCACGTAAATTACGAGATTTCCATACTTCATATGTCGTACAACTGAGTTTATATGCTACGCCTTTATCATCTGTTGTAGGAACAACCGGATCGTCATTTTGAACATAAAATTCATAACGAATAGCAGACTTTGAATTAGATTCGTTGGTCGTAAACTCGATAATGATTTTTTTATTTTTAAAAAGAAAATTATCAAACATTCCTTTTGAATCATAGAACTCAAAATCTGCTCGCACGGTCGGGCTCAAAACAGATTCGTAGATGTTTGCT